CGGCAGTTGCTCCGCGCGGACAACCTGCTTTACGCCGCGAAGCGCGCCGGACGCAACAGAGTCGCGTATCACGACCGTGAAACGGCCCGGGTCATTACCCACTCTGAGTAACGTAAACGCGGGATTAGCTGCTTTTCATCTTAGGTTCCTTGCCATGAACGGAACCAAAAAGGGGCCTGGACCTGCGATGTTGCAAGCCCAGGCCGGATGTACGCACGGTAGGCTTGGCTGGTTACACGAGGGGTCCGACAGCGACCTTAGACCAGCGGGCTGCTGGGAGCTGCGCCGTGGGTAAAGGATTGACCAAGAGGGTGGCCCGGAGCGCTACCGGGGAGCTGCCACCGCTGCGAGCAGTGATCTACGCACGGGCTTCGCACGCGACGAAGGCTCGACGGGTGTCGGTGTCGTCACAGATTGCACACGGCCGGAGATTCTGTGAGCAGAACGGGATCTCCGTGGTGAAAGTGCTGGTCGACAACAACCTGTCCGGGTCTCGATACGAGACCGAGATCCGCGAGGACTACGAGGAGGTGCTGCGCCTCCTCGCGGCCGGTGAGGCCAACTTGCTGTGGACCTGGGAGAACTCTCGGGCACAGCGAAACATGGAAGTGTTCATCCAGCTCCGGAAGATCCTGGATCGCATGGGCGGGTTCTGGGCCTATGACGACCGGATCTATGACATGAACGACCCGGATGACCGGATCGCCGTGACCGAGGACGCGGTGGACGCCGAGCGGGAGTCCGAGAAGACCCGCAAACGCGTTCGGCGCGGGGTCGCGGACCGTGCAGAGGACAGACTGTGGGCTGGCCCGTTGTCCTACGGTCTGCGGATCGTGTACGACTCCCGGACCGGCGAGGCAGACCGGGAGATCGATCCGGAGCAGGCGCCGATCGCCCGGGAGATCGTCGAACGTGCGATCGAGACCGGCAACCTCGGGGTGATCGTGGCCGATCTGATCGAACGGGGCGTCCCGTGCGCGCGTGAGCAGCGCTGGCGGGCGGACCATGTACGCAAGCTGCACGAATGGTCGAAGGACCCGGAGAGGTGGGCGGCGCTCATCGAATCGCTGTCGCCGGAGCAGCAAGCGTCGGTCTTCGACGCGCTGGCACTGCTGCGTGAGCACTCGCCCAGCCAGGTGGCGCAGATCATGAACAAGGACGAGGCGGCGAGCCCCTTCCCCGGAGTGTGGAACGTCCCGAAGGTCCGCAACATCGCGCTCAACCCGGCGTTGGCGGGGTTGCGGGTGTTCCGGGGCAAGATCATCGGCGAGGGCAACTGGCCCACGATCATCACCGTTCAGCAACACAACGAGGTGATGGCGAGGCTCAGCGACCCGGCCCGGCTATCGGTCCGTGACGGCAACCGAGTGCGGTACCTGTTGTCCGGCATCCTCCGTTGCAGCATCTGCGGCAAGGGCACAGGGCCGAGGAAGAGCGGAAGGCCGATCTACAAATGCCCAGTCGGGCACTTGACGCGCGATATGGCGCGGACAGACGCGTTCGTGGAAGAAGTGGTGCTGTCACGGCTTGAGTCGCCGGATGCCGTTGAGCTGTTCCTGATTGAGCAGGAAGCCACTGGCCTTGGGAGTGCGATGAAGGAAGCCCGGGAGTTGCGCGCGCGGCTGGCCGGATTCACGGACAAGGCAGCCGATGGCGGTCTCAGCCCGGACGGGCTGGAACGGATTGAGGCGAAGCTGCTCCCGAAGATCGAGGCGGCGGAGGCTCGGGCCCAGCAGGCACGGATTGCGCCAGTTCTCGCGCCGGTTCTTGGTCCACAGGCCCGCGAGGTGTGGTCGACGCTGCCGATCGAGCAGAAACGGGAGGTGCTGCGGGCGATCGTGCGGCCGAGCCTGCTTCCGGCCCGTAGAAGCGGTGGAGTCGGTCTCGACACGGAGGCGATCGCCTTCACCTGGCTGGGCGTACCCGCATCGGTACCTGATCGGGTCAAGCCCAAACAGGCGCGAGCCGAGGACGCAGCGGCAGCCGCTGCCTGACCAAACGAGGAATGGCCCCGGCACCCAAATTGGGTGCCGGGGCCATTGTGTGTTCAGTTCAGGATGGAGCCGGAGCGGGTCAGGCGGCGAGCGGCCGGAGTGAAGATGCTGGTCAGACGATCCCGCTGGGCGGGCGTGAAGGGCGGGGCGGCAGCAGCAGCGGAGCGGGCTGCCTGAACTTCGGCAGCAGTGAGGACTGCTGCCGGGACGGTTGCCTTCTGGGTGTTCGGGTCAGGCATGGGCGGCGCCGGACTCGACCTCGGATGCGGGCAGGTCGGGGGTGAGCGCGTTGCCGTCGTTGTCCCGGGGGTCGACGAGCGGGGTCACGCGCTTCTCGGTGCCCACGACGATCCCGAACGCGGCCAGCAGGGTGACGGCGGCGGCAATCAGGCCGGTGGCGGCGTCGCCCTGCCCGGCGGTGATGAGGCCGGCACCGAGCAGACCGTTGATCAGGGCGGTGACGCCGCCGACGATCGTGCCGGTGACGCGCAGAGGGGTGCGGTTGGACATGTGGTTCTCCTTCAGTTGACGGGGTGGGAGTGCGTCCAGCGCTTCGTAGGCGCGGACGAATGCGCGGGCGATCTTCCAGACGGCGTAGCCCGCCAGAACCAGCAGCAGCAGGAGCCCGCCACTGCCGGCATCCGCGGACGTGGCGGTAGCTACGGCAGCGACAGACACTGACCGGCTTGGATCTTGTTCGGGTTGGCGATCCCGTTCCGGGCGCATATGGCGGCCACGGTGGTGCCGTTGCGGACTGCGATCGCAGAGAGGGTGTCGCCGTAGCGAACCTGGTAGCGGCGGCCGTTGTCAGCGCCCGGACCCGGCAGCCGGAGCGTCTGCCCGGCGTAGATCAGGTTCGGGTTGCTGATCGCGTTGAGTGCGACCAGGGCTGCCACGGTGGTGCCGAACTTGGCGGCGATGCCGGAGAGGGTGTCCCCGGAGTGCACGGTGTAGGTCCCGCTTCCGGCGGCAGGCGGCTCGGGAGCCGGTGCCGGGGTCGGCGGAGACGCGGAGCCGTCCAGGGTGAGCTGTGCCAGGGCGTAGCTGCCCACGGTCGCGTCACGGTCGACGTTGCCCGCGACACCTGGGACGGTGCCCTTTTGGGTGTGCTGATGCACCGCCAGCTGCGGGTGCGACCAGCCGGGGCGGCCGGGGTCGCCGTTGAAGCGGGCGATCCACAGCAGGACGTCCGGGTCTGCCCAGTCCCCCGGGCGCAGGACGTTGGTGTACCAGTCGAAGTTCGCGTAGACCAGCACACGGCGGATGCCGGTGGCCGCGCGCAGGCGGCCGATGAAGTCGGCCACGAAGCCGTTCGCGCCGCCCCGGAGGTCCGCGGCTTCCATGTCGAGCATCGGGGCGAGCGCGCCACCGCCAAGAAGGCCGGCCGCGCGCAGGCTCGCGGCGAAGTGGTCGACCTGGCCGCCGACGTCGCCGGATCGCGCGAAGTGGTATCCGCCGGGGACGATCCCGGCAGCGCGGGCGGCGGGGATGCGGCCGGGGCTGGTGGTGTCGGTGTAGGTGGTGCTCTCGGTGAGCTTGAACGAGCAGAACGAGATGCCGTTGCCCCGGATCGCGCTCCAGTCGGTGACGGAGTTCCAGTGCGAGACGTCAATTCCGTAGTCGGTCAAGTGGCGATGGTCCTTCGGGTGGTTGTCCGAGCTGGGCGCGCAATGCGCCGACTTCGAGTAGCAGCCGTGCGTTTTCCTGGCGCAGGGCGATCAGTTCCGTTTTCACGGCGGTGAGTTCTGCGAGCACGTCGCGGGTGTGTGTCGCCCGGTCGTCGAGCAGGGCTTGATAGCCGCTGTGTAGAGCGGTCAGGGCCTGCTGGTCCGAGCTGGTGCGGGCGGTGCGTACAGCTCGGCGCGCTGCCAGGAATCCGGTAAGGATGCCGGTGGTGGGGCCGAGGAACGCGGCCAACGCGGTGAGCCATTCCGGCGTCACGGGTCGCCCTTCGGATCGTTCTGCCGTCGGTCTAGATGCCGACGTCGTCGACCCACACGAACGCGGGTTGTCCTGTGTCGGCGCGGAAATCGGTGGTCCCTGAGCCGCCGGTTCGGCGGACGAAGAATCCGATGGTCACTTGCCCCGGAGGTAGGCCGGTGGCTTCAGCAGTAATGATTTTCGGCCCTTCCCAGTTCCCCGGCGATCCAGCCGAGGTATCGCGGTAGTAGAACTGGGTTCCGGCGCTCGTTACGGTTGCGCCTGTGGCGTACCGTCCCCACACTCCGAAGTAGCTGGTGTCGCTGCCGACGTACTGGTAGTCCATCGTGACGCGGTATCGCCGTCCGGTTTGGACGGTGAAGGTCACTGCTTGCAGAAGGGTTTCGGTGGTGAACGCCGACGGGCCGATGCCCGCTGTCCGGCGCGATCCGGCAACGCGACCGAGCGAACTCGACGTAGCTCCTTCGAGGGCTTGAAGCCTGGCGTCGAGATCACGAATGTTGGCAAGTGCCTTGTTGTACTCGGCCGCCAGAGCAAGGCTACCCGCGACGGCGTTGGTCATGGGGACATTCGACATGACTAGTTCGTCCTCAGTTCCAAATCAGGCTTTGATCCCATCGGCCGTACTGCGGAGAATCCCAGATGCCTTGGCCTGGCGGACGAAGAAGCTCGACGCTCAGCGTGTCGACGAGCCCGCTGTCTCGGCTGAGCTTGCGATTGATGCCGAAGATCTGCATCCGCAGTCCGGCACCGAAGCCGTCCGGGTCCTCGACCTGGAGTGTGTCCGCGAGCTGAAGCCGAGGGTCGCCGGGCAACGAAACCTGTTGTGTCGTAGGGATTGGCTTCGTGGTTCGGGGAAGCAGGACGTTCAAAAGTCCCTTGCCGTTGTAATTCTGTTGATACCAGTCGCCCCGGGCCTCGAAGTTCCGCGGGCCGTACTTGGCCATCGAAGCTTTATCGGTCGTGCGGAACACTTGGTCAGTTCCCTTGATAATCCGGGTTCCGTCGATCCGCAGGGCGGGTTGGTTGTCATTCTGGATGACGCTGCCGTCGCCCTTGCCGACGGCGAGCCGCGCGGTCTCCTGCCAAGGGTTGTTGATCCGCAGGACGAGCATGCCGTCGTTGTTGAAGAAGGCGTAGACGTCCAGCTCCACGTTCACGAAGTTGGGTTCCCGCCAGCCGTCGGGATAGAGCAGCTGCATGACGTAGCCGTGGTGGGACCACTCGTTCGACCACTGCAAGAACTGGTTCCCCGTAGGCGTTCCCAGTGGAATCGTGGTGTGGCGCGGGAGTCGGCGCGGCTCCGCGAACTGGACGTCGTCCACGTAGAGGATGAAATCCTTCTGAGTGAAACCGGGGATGATGAACTGGTCGACCGACTGAGCTTCGTAGACGCGGGCGGCGCTGGCCGTGCGTTGCGCCGCCTGGACGGAGTAGATGTTGCGGACCGAGTCCAGCGAGTTGGTGATCTCCAAGCCTGACAGCGTGTCGAGCGAGACGGTCCGGACGATCTGCTCTTGCTTCGCCTTCACCGTGCTGTAGCTCCAGAAACGGAGGACACCGGTCTCGTCCCAGAACACACTGCCGAACTCGGCGGCGGCCAACTCGGTGATGACGTCCCACGCATCTTTGCCGTTCACGCCGGGGTTAAACGAGAGCGTGTTCGCTCCGCGGTCGAGCACGGCCGCGTACCGAGCCGTGCGCCAGAGGGTCGTCTCCGGGATCGGGGTGCCTTGGAGAAGGTTCCGGAACCCGTAGCAGATGTTGAACATTGCGACGCGGTGGCGGACGAGGAGCAGACCTTGCAGCGGGTCGAACGGGTAGACATTCGGGTCCAGGTTCGGCCCGATCGTGGTGTAGGCGCTCGCGTTGCTGCCTGCTCGGATGTACGCCTTGATCCCGTCGTTCTGGGAAATCATGGCGGTGGCGTAGACCTCGACACTGTCCTGTCCTGAGGGGATGGCGACCTTCGCCGACAAGTACGACGCTTTGACGTTCTCGTTGGAGACCTCCAGCCAAATCTGGTTGGCCTGCACGTGGATTCGGATCGCGTAGTTCCCACCCGCCCGGTACTCGTAAAGCACTGTGTCCGGAGCGGTCACGTGGTAGGCGGCGTTGGGGAAGCCGGGCACGGTCGACAGGACGAGCCCCAGGAAGTGCGAGCCCTCGGCGCGCGTGAGGTCACGGTTCGCCACCCAGTACTTCAGGTAGTCGCCGTCACCGTTGCCGCCCATCGCGGCCAACGCCAGCGGCCGGCTGTTCTGGTCTGGCGAGTTCGGGTGCGGCTGGGCGCTGGCCTGGTACATCGGGATGCCGTCGACTGGGTAGGTGATGGCTTGCGCGTTGTCGAGCCAGCCGACCGTAGGGGTGATGCCGCCGTTGGCCGGTACGAACACTCCGACGCCATCGAGAGAGCCGTCCGGCACGTCCAGTTCGGCCCGGGTCGCGGGCCGGTACTTGGTGGAGGATGTGTCGCACTGCTGAAGGCAGTTGTCGATGAAGCAGGCGGTGTCGGCCTGCTGGCCGGTCACCCGGCCGAGGTTGTTCCAGTAGTCGGAGACCGCCCAGGGCGCCAGCACCACGGGGCGGCGAAGCTTTTCCACGCGGTCCAGCGCGGTGACATGTACGTCGCCGCTGCCCCGATCGACGTCGATCGTGGTGATGTTGCCGACGAATTGGGGGTACCAGACGGTCCCGTAGGGAGTGTCGATCCCGATATCGAAGACGCACTCCGTCCCTATCTGCTGCTTCGCGTAGATCGGCGAGAAACCGTTGTACGGACTGAAGATCGCGTCAAATCCCAGGCCGGTTGCCTCGTCCCGTCCGGCGAGGATGACGCGCAGTTCTGCGGCCGAGGCTCCCTCGATGAGCATGATGGACTCCGGCGCGGAACCCTTGAGCGCGCGGTCAATCTCCGCCTCGATCACGTAAGGGGCGAGGAAACTCAGCGGATGGTCATAGAAGCCACCCGAGTTCCAGTCGCAGTTGAAGCGCCATCGGATCCGGCGTTCGTTGTCGGCGATGGCGCGGGCGGCGTCGGTGCCGCCTTGGTTCTGCACTACGCCTCCCAGAGGGTGACCGTCACGTCGGACAGCGGGAACTGGGGCGAAGTGCTGGCGATCTGGTCGATCACGACTTTCGTGCTGCCGCCGCCGAGGTCCCACGGCGTTGCGGCAGCGCCGTATTCGACCTGTGGAGCGGCGAAAGCCGTGTTGTAGGTCTGTGCCGCGCCGAACACGAATCCCGGGCTTAGCGCTGCTGTACCGGCTTCGGGGACGTGAGTCAGGGTGAACCGCTGCCACGACGTCGTGACGTTCACTGTCAGGTTTGCTCCGCCAGCGATCGAAGAGCCGAACTTGTCGATCTTCTCCAGGTACATGGTGATCGACCGGGCGGCGTCGGCCTTGAGGTAGACCGAGAAGGTCACCGGTTCACCGGTGAGTACGGGGACGAACTTCTTGTTGCCGTCCAGGATCAGGTATCCCGGCGCGGGCGAGACGTTCGTGATCCGGAATGTGCGGTGGCCCGCTGGTGTCACATCCGCGGGATAGTCGAGCACGTAGTCGTAGCTGGAGTTGAGGGCTTGCCAGCCGTACTCGTGGACACTGTGGACGTAGCCCGTGCTGCACTGTGGCGAGAGCAGGTTGTGCCGCAACGGATTGATCAAGTAGTGCGGGCCGAGGAAGTGGCGTAGGTACAGGGCGCGCAGCCACTGGTAGTCGGCCTCTGCCAGGTAGGTGAAGTCGAAGTGATACTCCGTGCGGAAGCCGATGATATCCACGGTGCGTGAACCGTTGAGCGATTCGTGGACGCCGCCGAAGCGCTTCTCCGTAGTGGTCAGACCTGGCTCGGGGACGGGGAGAGCGCGCAGCTCCCCCAGCCATCCGAGGTACCAGGTTCCGGGATCGAACGGCAATTCAGCCTCGCCGTGCCTTCCGTGCGTTGGACTTGTTGACCAGCCGTGCGATACCGGCACCGTCGACAGACATTCGCGCGCCGTCCAAGGCGGCCAGAACCCCGGCAGTCACTGCGTCCGTGAGCGCCACGAGGTCCACGCCCCGGCCGGCTGAACCGTCGGAACCACCGAGCACTGGCGCGCCACGGCTTACTCCTCCTCTGCCGGGCGGCGTCGTGATCGAGCCGGACACATCGAGGGGCAGCGAGTTCGTGAACCGGGAGAGGTAGTCACGGATCTCGGGTTCGCCCTCACTCAGTCCGGCGAGCAGACCGCGCATGATCAACCGGCCGTTGCCCGAGAGCAGGATGCGGTCCCGGGCGGGTGGGCCTTTCCACTGGGTGATCCAGCCAGTCAGCTGGCCGAGTTTGTCTTTCACCCAGCCGAATCCGGCGGAGATGCCGTCAACCAGGCCCCGGATGATGTTGCGGCCTGCGTTCAGCAGCAGTCCGCCGAGGTCACCGAGCGCGCCCAGGATGCGGCCGGGCAGGCTGGCGAACCAGGAGAGCAGACCGCCGATTCCGTCGGAGACGACGCCGGAGATCGCGCCCCAGATTCCGCCGAGCAAGTTCTTGATCCCGGACCAGGCCTTGTTCCAGTCGCCGGTGATCAGTCCCATGACGAGGTCAATCACACCCTGGATTGCCTGCATAGCACCGGAAATCACCGCGACGATCGCGGTGAAGATCGGCTGGACGAAGTCGAACAGGGTCTGAATGATCGGGATCAGGAACTGCGCGATCTGCGTTATCAGCGGCGCGATGGCCGACACCAGCGACGCGAACAGGCCCGCGGCCTGCACGATGATCGGCAGTAGCGAGGTGATCAGGCCGAGCAGCGGCGGCAGCAGCGCGGACACCAGCTGCAAGATCGGCGGCAGGATCGGCAGCAGGGCCGTCACGATCGACAGGAACGCCGAGGCGAGCGGCGGAATCACCGGCAGCAGCGCCGAGAGAATCTGACCCGCGATCTGTCCGAGCAGCGTCCCCACCTCGGTCAGTACCGGAGTCGCCGTCTGCAAAGCCGAACCGACAACCTCGGCAAGCTGCTGAATCACCTGCACGATCACCGGCAGCACGGGCATGACGGCGTTCAGCGCGGCCAGGAGCACCGACGTGAACAGCCCGGACAGCGCGGAGATCACCGGCATCACAGCCGATAGCGCTTGCAGCAACGCTCCGCCGAGCTGGGCGATCAACGGCGACAACGCGGTCATCAGCTCGCCGAGCACGGGAGCGACGAGTTGAATCGCCTGCACGAGCAGCCCACCGAACCCAGAGATCAGCGGCGCAAGCGTCTGCGCGAGCTGGACCAGCGCAGGCGTCAGCGTGGTGACCGCACCCCCGAGTGCGCTGCCGAGCTGGCCGACCAGAGTGGTGACCACCGGGGCAAGCGCCGCCACGATGGGCGCCAGCGCGGCCGCGGCCGGCACCAGCACCGCAGCCAGCGCCTGCGCGGCGGCACCGGCCACCGGTGCCAACGCCGCCAGAACCTGACCGAGCGGCGCGAGCGCTGGAGCCAGTGCGGCAAAGGCTTGCCCGATCATCGGCCCGAGCTGGCTGATCGCCGGAGCGATCGATGTCACGATGACCTGGCCGAGCGCTGCCAGCACCGGCAGCAGTCCCGCGCCGATCGCGTGTAAGCCGCCGAAGATCTGCACCAACGCGGTCGCGCCCTGCGCGGACTGTACGAACGCGGCGATCTGCCCGGTGATCGCGACCAGGGTGGACAGCAGCCCGCCGCCGCCGGTGTTCGCGGCGGAGAACACCGCGTACAAGATCTGGCCGAGGTTGCGCAGGATCGTGACCAGATCCCCGATAGCCGACAGCCCGGCCGAGATCCATTCCCGTAGTTGCCCGGTCTGGCGCGCCGTGGAGATGAAGTCCGCGAAGCGCTGGGCACCGTCCGCGAGCCCAGAGGCAAATCCGGGCAGGAACTCCGCGCCGACCGCCGCGATGTCCCGGAGTGCTTGCAGGAACGGCTGCACCCCGGCTGACGCTGCTCGCACGGACACACCGGTGCTATCCAGAATCGTGCGGACGTCATCGACGGTGCGACCCTCACGGGCAAACGCGGCGAGTCCGCCCGCTCCGACGTTGAGCCCGTCCGCGATGCCGCCCAGCTCGGTGCGCAGCATCGGAAGGTACGTCCGGGCCAGCCCGGTGATCTCTGTTGCCAACCCCGCAAACAGACGTTGCTGAACTTCCTGCCGCAGCCCGGTCAGTTCCGGGCGGAGCGCGCGGACCGCGTTCGCAGCAGCTGCCATGGCGGGCGGGAATGCGGCCACGGCCTGCGCGTACTTAGCCGGGTCGCTTTCCTTGAGCGCGTCGGCGAACCCGGAGACGCCGAGCTTGAGCGTGGCGATCGCCGCAGCCGCGGCAAGGCCGGCCGCCGGAACCACCAGCAGGGCGCCGGACGCGGTCGCCGCCGCCGAGCCAACGCCGCCGAGCACGGTCACGGCCTGGCCGACGGCGGCGGCCATCGCCCCGTACTTGAGCACCGCCGCGCCGACGGACAGCGTCATGCGCGTGAACTGCACGGTGGTGCGGTTGAGACCGTCGTCCAGCTCTCCGAGGCCGCGCACGGTCGAGCCGATCGACTTGTCGGCCACGGCCTTGATCGAGACCGACTTGCCCGACAGCTCGCGCACGAGCCGCTGAAACCGGGTCTCGGCCGGGACCGCGTCCAGCTCGGCCAGCAGCCGCACGGCGCTGTCGTTGCCTTCCCGAGCGGCGGCCCGGATCTGCTCCCTGAGCAGGGCCGTCTGAACCTGCGCGGTGAGGGTGATGGCGGGCGCTGTGCGCTCGTTCTGCCGAACCTGGTTGCGGATCTCCCGGCCGAGGCCTTGCAGGGTGGGCAGGAGCTTAAAGAAGGCGTGACCGATCGTCGCCACGGACGTCACCCCCGCCCGGACTACCCGATGAAGATGAGTGTGCCGCGCAGAGCACTTGCAGGAGTCGAAGCTCCTTGAGACTCTGAGCGGGCGCCGGTCGCCTAGACCCTGCGTTTGTCGCCTAGACCCCGCGACCTGGCCACTAAGACCTCATCCACACGGCAATCTCCCGCAGGGACTTCAGCTCGGGTTCGCCGATGCCGGCCGAGGCCGGGCTGACAGGCGGGGCGCTGGCCGTGGCGCTGAACGCCTCCATCGGATCGGCGAGTTGCGCTTCGGGGATCTCCTGGCCCAGTGCGGCGGCGAGGGTCGCCCACAGGGCGGTGATCCGCCGTTCGGTGACCGACGCGAGTATTTCCGCGCGGGTCCAGCCGCCGCGTGGGTCGAGCACGCGCCAGACGGCGGCGTCGTCGGGCAGGTGGGTCACCAGCGCGCACACCCGCCGGTAGGACAGGCTGCCCCGATAGAGGTCGAGCAGGTCGACCCCGTACCGGAGCATGTCCGTTTCCAGGGCTTCGGCGGTCGCCTCCTCCGCGAGGAGCAAGGCGACCGCTATTGGTTTCCCCGGCCCAGCTCCTTCATGACCGCGGCCGAGAAATCCTCGGCGTCCGCGGCCGTGGCGGCCAGGCTGCGCCAGATCGCGTACTGGCCGTTGCCGAGGATGAGCTTCAGCGCAGTGAGGTGCTTGCCCTCCTCCTCGGCTTCGAGTGCTTCGAGAGGGAAGCTCTCCGCGCTTGGCAGGGTGAAGCGCTTGCCGCGCCACAAGACGGTGTGGCCGGCATCGAGCGAATGGGGTTTGCCGACCGCTTCGGCACGCTGGCGAGTAGTCATACTGCTCCTCCTTCTGGGTGAACAGTGCAGCTTGAGTGGATGGTTCCTGCAATTATTTGGGCGACCACGCAGATCTTTCGGCACTTGCTTGCTCGTTTAGGCGTGACCTACTGGCGATGACCGGGTCGATTTGCTCGTTTAGGCGTGACCTATTAGCGATGACAGGGCCTGGCGTGGACATGACCAAAGCCTTCGCTAGGGTTCCGGGGCGAACTCCGTCTCATCTGGAGTTCGCCCCGGCTCAGTCCCTTGAGCTGGTCACGTCACGGAAAGGAGCCTCTTGGCTAAGAAGCACACCAGAACCAGGTGCGGCCCCGCTTCGGGTCCACCAAGTAGGGACGAGCGCTGCTGGCGCTGCGATGGCGAGTTGCGCCAAGGCCCCGGGCGGAACTCCACTTCTACCCGGGGCCTCGACATCGTCACCCTTGCCCTGTTGACGCCTCTAGTAAACGAGCTGACGCGTCTGCTGGGCCGCTAGTCCTGTGGGCGACGCCCGAGAGGGCGTCGCCCACAGTCGTTCACTGAGCGACGTGGCAGTGCGCATGTATGTCACTCTTTGGAGTGGCGGACGTGCACTGCCACGCTAATTATGCACCACGGGAATATTCACCTATATTCGGGTGTGGCCACACCCCAAATGATATCGAATATTCTACAGTGGGTGCGAGTCGAAAATCATTGTCCTATTTGAATTCATTCAGTATCCCTACTTGTGCTAGTTTCGAGCTCTCCGCTCGTGGCGGCAGGAGTGCCAAACAAAACCGCCGGGTCATTCGTGAGCCACACCGCAATGTAGGTCTTGCCTTTAGGTGGTGCGAGTGCGGAGAATGTCATCCCCCACCGCGCTTCCTGGGTTCGGGAGAGCTGAGAGTCCGCCGTCTCCGAGACTTCGGCGCGTGGCAGGTACAAGCGGTGGCTGTAGACCTCGGTGTCGGACACTAGGTCGGTCCAGTCGACGCAGAGGGCGCGGACGTCACTCTTCGGGATGGAACTGATCTCGGCGCGGTAGTTCTTGGGGGTCCCAGTGCCCACGGCGGCGAACTTCATCCCGCCGAAGTAGGCGGACAGCACTTCACCCTTGGTCTCCTGGAAGACGGAAGCCACGGTCAGCTCTTGGGATTTGTAGATGTAGCGGGCGGGAGTGAGCTGCTGCCAGTGCTCGGTGCCCTCCTTCTCCACCTTGCGGGCCAAAGTGGTGCCGTCTGGAGTGGACAAGCCGAGCCCAGTCCAGGCGGACGTCAGCGGTGTGGTGGCGTCCAGTGGCTCTGGAGTGTCCGGTGCTGCGAGCGAGAGTTCCCCCGTCCCGGGAACACGCACCAACGCCGAATTCATTGCCATGAAAGAAAGCCTCCAGAAGATCGTTGGGGATAGCGATCACTCGCCCGGGGTGCGGACATAGACGGTCAGGCTGGCGGTCGCCAGCGGCGCGGCGGTGTAGGGGTCGATACCGCCAATTGGCGCGGTAGCGGGTTCGCCGCGCAGCAGCGCCCCGGCTGGCTGCGGCGCGCACAGCAGGCCGAGGGCTATACCCGCGAGGCGTTTCGCGGTGTGGGTGTCGCAGTGCCAGCAGGTCAGCCTGATGACGGTGCGCTGGACGGCGGGCCAGTCCCAGCCGTGTCCGTCCTCGGCGACCAGCAGCCACGGCAGGGACGGGGGTCCTCCGTCGTTTCCGCGCCCGGTCTCGGTGGACACCTGCGCCTGGGCAACGGCTGGGTCGGTCACCGCGGCGAGCTGGACACGCAGACGTCGGACGACCAGCTCGGCCACGTCGACCGGGACCGGCGGGAGCACGCTCACCCGCCGCTGCCGGGATCGAGACCGGTCACTTCGAACCCGTTGGCTTCGGCAGCTCGCTTGAGCACGCCGTGCCAGGCTTCCATGCCGACACCAGCCGCGTGCGGGATCGCGACCGTAGCGGAAACCCGGTCGGTGGGCGGCTCGGTGATGACCTCCACCGGCAGCACCTCACCGTCGGTGACGCGGTGCCCCTGCGCGCTGGCGGTGTCGGCCACCCGCTGCGCGGCCGCGCGCACGGCCTCGGCGACTTCCGGGGAGTTCAGTAGCTCCCGCGCGCCGTCCGAGTCGATCGTGATTCCGAAGATGCTGGGTAGCGCCAGGGGTCAGCCCTCCGTGTGGGTCAGGACGGTTTCGTAGTGCAGGAAGCCCGGTCGGGGCTCGAACCGGGCAGGTTCCCCCTCGACGGCGAACGTGCGGCCGTCGAAAAGAACGCGCTCGCGGGCGTGGATCAGCTCGGTGGTCAGCAGCCACCAGGCCCCAGTGACCGCGACGCGCCCCGGGGACGAGTCGGTGCCGCCACTGCGGGCGGCGTCGCGCGGCAGCAGGAGGCCGGCCACGGCGCGCCGGGCCGCCTCTGGTCCGTAGTCCAGGGCCGGAGCTGGGTTGTCGTAGGCGTCGGGCACCTCCCGGGGCGTGATGACGATCAGCTGATGCGGCAGGTTCAGAGCGGCGGCTCCTCCCATGGGAATGGCTCGGTCTGCTGGCCGTCCGGCCCGAGGACGGGCAGTGTGACGGGACCGAGGTCGTCGGGTTCGGCCGCGTATGGAGTCCGGACCGAGCGCAGGCCGCTGCGGCGGGCCAGGCGCCGCAGGGTCTTGTGGTCGTGCTCGGTGAGGTAGACCCCAGACGTGGCGTCGTCGCCGTAGCGGTAGGTGTATTGGCCTGCGGTTTCGGAGCTGAAGCCCTCGGGGTTGCGCACCGCCCGGCCCGCCGCCTGGCACACGATGGTGACGACGGCGGGCGGGACGGTCGGGGTGAGCAGCGCGGGCGGCAGCTCGGCGCGCACCAGGTTCGACGCGTCGACCAGCGCGGTCAGGGCGCGGGCTTCGGCGTCGGAACCGGTGAGGGTGATCCCCGGGCGAGCTTTGAGCTGGGCGAGGGTCGCCAGCGGGGCCGGCTCCGCGGCTTCGGTCACGCGGCGGGCGCGGTGGTGAACCGCACGGCCCGCTTGACCGCGCCGTCGTCCACGGTCGTGCTCGTGCCCGCCAGCGTCGAGACCACTGAGCGATCCTGCTGGAAACCGGGGTCGTAGTCGCGGATCAGCCGCATGGCGAATCCGCCGTAGGTCATCGCCTGCCCGAAGGTCGCACCGGCCGGGACGTCCAGCGCGCGAGTCACCAGCGGGAACGCAGTCGGGTGATACGCGATACCGGAGCCGTCGGCAAGGTAGTTGCTGGGCAGGACGGTGAAGCCGTAGAGGCGGCCGATGATCGCCTCGCGCAGCGCCTGCGGCGACCCGGAGGCGTCGACCGGCACCAGGCGTTTCTGTGGGTCGTTGAGCAGCATCGATTCCAGGTCGGCCGACACCGCGAACCAGCGATCCTCGAACGGCACGCCCGCCTTGTTCAGCAGCGCACGGGCCTGGATCAGCTGGCTGTGGATGTCGGTCCCGTCGCCCTTCACAGTGACGGTCGAGGGGAGGGCGTTCATCTGCCCGGCGACCATAGTCTCCAATCCGATGGCGACGCTCTTTGCCTGCGGAGTGGCGATCTGTTTCGTGAAGTCCTTGACTTGCAACGTGAGTTGCTCATCGGGAAGGTTGATTCCCTTGTACAGATAGGTATCGATCTTGATATCGACGGACTTCTCTTCGACGTCGTCGATCACGATGGGCTTGTTCTCGGCCCGGTTGAATGTCCGGACCGTACCCACGACGGTATCGGTGCGGATGGTGACGGTGTCGCCCTGCTTGCCCTGGAAGTCAGCTTCGGCATCGCGCCAGGTGGTTCCGGCCAGGACGGTCTGCTGGGTCAGCGCTGCAAGGGACGCGGACGCGATCTGCTTCGGGGTGAGGAACTTGTTGACCATAGGACTGGTTTGGTTCTCCAAAGTTGTTGATGCGGAACGGAAAGGGCTGGGTTACTTGCCCCAGACCAGGCGGCTGATCTGCTCGGGGGTGTCCTCGACCGGCTCGGCCGGAGCGCTGGCCGTCGGGCGCAGCGCCTCGACCGGAGGCCGTCCGGTAGTGGTCCGAGGGGGCGGAGCGGCCGCGGCGACTAGCGCCGAGATAACCTCGGCCAGCGCTGCGGCATCGGCTGTCAGTTCCTCGGTGGTCGCCCCGGCGAGCCGGGAGGCGAGCGCATCGGGCAGCTTCGCCGTGCGGATCACAGTCAGCCGGGACAGGTCGAGTTCGGCAGCCTCGGCGCGCTGCTGCGCGGCAGCGGCCTGTTCGGTGAGCTGCTGCGCCTGCTCGCGCAGGGACACCAACTCGGCGGGTTCGGCGGGCTGCTCGGCCGCCGGTGCCGGCTGCGGGACGACCGGCGCGGCCGGAGTGACCGGAGTGACCGGACCTACGGGCTCGTCCGCGAGCTGGCCGGTCTCGGCCGAGGGAGCATCGGGCACTGCTGGTCTCCAAGAGGTCGGTGGACAAGAAGCGGGTGGAAGGCCACCCGCCCGGTTTCCTCATGCGCGACAGCGGGAAGAGGGCTGTTGTCGGGCTGTCGTGGGAATCCGGGCGGGCGGCCAGTCGGTGGGCGCTCAGCCGCGACGGGCGGCGTGAGCGTGGCGGAAGGCGTTGCGTGCGGCCCTGCCGGATAACCCGTCGGTGGAGGTCTCCCACAATGCGGCGAACCGCTGGGAGGCATCGGGAAGCACGACGGTGCGAAACACCGGTTCGGTCTGGCAGCCGCAGCCGTCGTGGTAGGGCTCGTAGGTGCCGCCTCGAGTACTGGCGGAGCGCGGCGTCAGGTAGACCGCGCCCCGGCTGGCGAGCATCGCGCAGAACCAACACGGATTTCCGTCGGTGACGCGCAGCCAGCCGCGCGCCGCCGGGTCCGCGCCCAACGCGCGGTCAACGACCACACGCCCGGCCGCGAGCGCGTGCCGGGAACTGGCCGCCGCGACGGCTGGCCCGGCTTTGTCCAGGGCCCGCGAGGGGTCCCAACCGCCGAGGATGAGCCGGGTGACTACGCGCGTGCCGGTGACGCGCAGCGAGGTGAGCGCCCGGTCTCGCCACAGCGAGGAAGTGCCGGTCACAACGGGGCGCGGCGCGAACGCCACAGCCGCGGGGACCTCAGCGCGGCGGAAGTCGCGGTAGTAGCTCGCGGCCAGCTTGGCGGAGTCGTCGCGGTGCCGTGCGAGGGCAGCAAGGACCTGCCCGGCCCATCCGGGATCGGTCAGCCGAAGCGGATCCAGAGACCGCCAGATGCCGAGGACGTCTGACACGACCCGCGCCGAGATGCGGCCCTGGGCCAGGCGGTGCGCAGTGCTGGCCGCGCGCCCGGCTGGGGTATTGGCCACCGGGTCACCGCCCGGTCAGGTCAGTGGTGGCGCGGGCCAGGGTGTCGGCCAGCAGCGCGTGCCCGTCGACAGCCGCGGGCATCTGCTCCCAGCGGCGCACGTCCTGATCGGTGACGCCCGGCAGACGCTCCCAGGTCGCTCGCGCAGGAACATCGAGCATCTGCACGGCCTTGCCCCAGGCATCAACGACGCCCGCCAGGGAACGGGTCGAGGTGTCGCGCCAGCGCACGACCGACGTGGTGTCGAGCCAGCCGGCCTCATCCCCGGCGGCGAGGCAGGACAGCCGCAGCGTCTGCTGCCACGACTCCCCGTAGGACGTCTTCCGCTCCCCGACCCGGCGCTGTAGTCCAGCATCGGCGGCGTCGATCGTGTCGGCGGCCAGATTCGACAGCGACCCGTGCAGCGCCCATGCCGGGGTCTGGGTGATCGCAGCCAGGTGCCGGAGGATCTGTTCCAGCACGGAGACATAGCCGGACATGTCGGTGGAGTCGAACGTCCCGAACCTCGTCTCTGGCGAATCGGAGTGCAGCAGCCGGTCCGGGCCGATCGGTGGCTCTTCGTCGTCGTCCAGCTCCAGCCCGGCGGCCCAGCGCTGCCGGTGCGCGCCGTGCTCACCGGTCGTCATGAGCAGGAACGTCTGGTAGTTCAGCCGGTCCTGAATGTCGAGGACCGGGGCGACCACACCGGGGCTGTCGGCGTCGAGGTCGTCTTCGTCCAGGAAACGGACGACCGGGCAGACGCCGAGGCCGTGTTCGGCGTGGTCGAGGTAGGCCGGGCCTTGACCGGGGTCGTTCTCGGCGAGGGTGTAGACGGCCGTGTCGTCGAACAGCCGGTAGACCTGGCGTGGGCCGTCCGGAGTCCAGGAGGTTTTCCGTTGTAGCGCGTAGATCGGCCAGGGGTCGGCGTCGTCGGCGTAGACGGCGGTCATGTTCCGCGGGGACACGCCCCGGACGACCGGGGCCGTGTCGCCGGGCAGGACGGTGGTGTAGGCCCAGCCGTACTTCAGCGTGGCCCGGTGCACCGCGGCCTGGCGGCGCGCCAGGCCGTTCTGGTTCCAGTGCGACCAGCCCAGCGGCTCGTCCGCCTGGTCGTCGCCGAGCGCGCGGTAACCGTCCACGAACAGGTTTTGCGCCAAGAGCTGCATCAGCAGGCGGCACCAGTTCGTCCGGGACCGGTCGAGCAGCCAACGGTACGCCCGCCTGGCCGAGCGGGGCGCGAACGGCAGATCGTGATCACCCTGGACGTAGCGGTGAATCCGGTTGTTGCGGGCCCGATCCGGCCAAACAGACTCCACTCGTTGGGCGATGTCAGCGGCCTGCGCTGGCCTCAGGGACACGATCAACCCCCTACCTGCTGTTTCGCGGCTACAATGGCGCCAAGTTTTGATTTAGAGGGGGTCTAATGGCAATCGCTGAAGCACTTGCGGTCAAGACAGTCAGTGAGAATTTCCTGCATAGCGTGCTTTCCTTCGCGGTGGGCGTTTGTTCCACAGTCTGGGTGTGCTTCGCCGCGTTCGGGCGGGTCGCAACACCTTCAGTCATTACCGAGCGAGTTGGTGATTTCTTGGGGTTCACTCGGGTCAGCGAGAAGCTGCTGCCGGTTGTCTCGTGGTCTGACGAGCCAAGACATCTGCCTCTGTTCCTTGGCGCTGCTGCCGTGGCCGGAGTGTTGTTCAATCTCAGCGCAACTGAGGTTCTGAAAATCCGCACCGTTGCATCAGAGGTCGCATGGTTATTTTTCTTGATAGCGCTTCAAGGAGCCGGATTCTTGGCCACGGCTGGAATCTGCATTGGCGTAAGCTGCGGGGCCTTGGGATGTGCGTGGCTGACCAACCGGGGAGAGGATCGGCAATGGGTAGTGTGGATCTACTTTCGCGCCAATATTGAGTTAAACGCCTTACAGG